GCTGCTTATTCCGGTCTCTACAATCCGCTCAAAGTCATTTGGGAGATGATACCCTTCTCTTGGTTAGTCGATTGGTTCATGTCTTATAGAACCAAACTTCAAGCCAAATTAGGAGATATGTCACCCTTAAAGGACGCTGAGGTGATTGACTCTGGTCATTCATTCAAGACGCGTTCCGAGTGGATCGTAGAACAGACTCGGGATGGCGGCATCTCATGGCTTTTCCTTTCTAAGGTTAAGTATAGTGCCTACATCCGTCATCCAGGCTTGCCTGAAGTTCAGTCAAGTCCCTTCCGTATACCATTAGAATGGTATAACGTCTCGATACTGTTGTCAATTGTCCGCCAGTGGTGGACCCGTAGGAGATAGACGCCTACGGCCTTACTTGGGTATTGAAGCAAGGAGAAGTCAAAAGTACTTCTCTACTCGGAAAAACTATGGCCTTTTCAGACCCTCTCTCTCTTAACAATGCTGCTGCTGTAGCAAAAGCCTTTAACCGCAAAAGTACGGGCATCGGCGTAAGTGAAGCTATCGAAGCCAGTTCTACTGTCTCCGATCGTACACTTATGAAGATTGCTCATACTAAAGCCGGTAAGGGCGTTGCTGCTGGCACCACTGTTGATCGTCACTTGCTTCAGTTCCAACGCGCGAAGTTTAACTCCGTGATTGGGGCTGATGAGTTGATGACTATTAATGTAACGCTCACTGTTCCTTCTTCGTCTGGTCTCACGACCACCGACATGAATGACCTGTGTGCATACGTTAAGAATTTCCTCTCGACGCAAGCTAATATCGATCGCCTGGTCCGTGGTGAATCTCAATAATAGACCAATGGTGTACTTCTACATCATTTCGTTTATTATCGGGTTCATGCTCGGAAGCTGGCACGGTTACGTGCTAGCCAGGTAAGTTAGAGGGTCCTCGGCCAGTCTGGAAGTCCACCATGAAAAATAATGGGAACTTTAAAAGCCAGATTGAGATAATTCTCGGTTTAAGCCGGGAAATGTTGCGTGACCTACGCAACCTCGATCCTAGTGTCTACTCAGAGTCGCAACTTCGTCGTGATACATCGTATCTCGAAAAACGTTGTGAGTCTGAGGGTCTTCGTTTCTTAACGACGACTTTACCTAAGTTAGGTAAATGGTTCGATAATTACTTAGACCAGGGGGTATTCTCTCCTCGTCCCGATGGCTTTAAGCCATATGATGGGAAGGGGCTGCCTCGCTTTCTAGGCTCTTTTTGGATGTATTTCCAGGTCGAGGACCCTGCTCCTGAGCTCATTCGAGCTATACGCACGTTCTTGTTTAGTTTTTACAAACTGGAGCTACCTTTTGAAGACGACCAACGAAAATCAACACTTGATAAATTTGTTGAAATCGATGGTAATCTCGAAGATTTCTCAGTTTGTTACGAGAACGCTCATGAAATGGATCAAGATCTAATTCATGAGATGCGCCGCGTTTGTCATGAGACTATTGGTTCTTTTACGCCTAACGGCAAAGAACCAGTGTTTCATGTTCCAGATTCCTGGAAACCCAAACACGGACCTGGAGCAGTAGCTACTGGTGAACGTGACGAGGATAAGTGGGTATTTTCCCACCTATATGAGTCCGTTCATAGATCCTGGCCATACTATGATTACATGTATGGCGTAAGATCTAACGGTCGTGCTCTTCAACTCGCATCTACTGTTGATCAGTATAGAAACATGGTCAAGAAAGCCGAGCCTCAAGCTCGTGTCTGCCTTGTTCCAAAAGATTCCCGTGGACCAAGAATTATTTCTTGTGAGCCATTGGAAGTCCAGTTTCTACAGCAGATGGTCTCTGTTCCCTTTGTTAAATACTTAGAGAGTAGATCGCCAGCTGCTGGACACATTAACTTCACAGATCAAAAAGTGAACGGTAGACTTGCTTTGGCTAGTAGCCTCAGCCAGTCTCATGCCACTCTAGATTTAAGTGAAGCTAGTGATCGAGTTAGTTTCTCTCTTGTCAAGTACCTATTCCTAGGGCAGTCCGATTCTTCTGACCGCTTTTGGAATAGAGTGTTTGATTTGAGAAGCACGTCAACTGTTCTGCCAGATGGCAGAGTTGTTCAACTAAATAAATACGCTCCTATGGGATCAGCACTTTGCTTCCCAATAGAAAGCGTTGTCTTTTATTCAGTTGCAGTTGCTGCGGTAAATCAAATTTGCCGCAATCGTTCAGTAGCGCGTCGTGCCGTTTACGTCTATGGAGACGACATCGTCGTCGAAAATGCGTATTACTGGCATGTAGTGTCTGCTCTAGAATTGGTAGGCCTTAAGGTCAACAATTCTAAGAGTTTTCACGTAGGTTATTTCCGTGAATCTTGTGGTGTTGACGCATATAAAGGTTATATCGTAACACCGCAGAGAATTCGGAAATTACCAGGCACGCACCTCCGCCACGGAGCTTCCCTTACAGCATGGTGTGCATACGCCACTGGCTTTCACCAGCTTGGTATGCATAACTCTGCTGCTTACTGTCATAAAGCTGTAGAATCAGTACCCGGTGTGAAATTCATACCGTATACTGAAACTACTCAGGGCTTTCTTTCAGTCGTATATCCTCCACTTGCCACACCTTTTAACGGGTATGGTAAGCTAAGATATTGCGGGGAAACCTTCACCTGTAAGGCCAACTTGTGGGTCCTTCGTGATAAACGGAGGCCAACAAACCTTACGGAGTGGGGGCGTCTGGCTAAGGGATTAATCTCCCCTGATCCAGATTTTCCGGGCGAAGTAGTCGTTAAGGACGCGACTCAAATGTCGCGCAAGTGGGTACCCGTTTCGGGTACTACACTTGCGGACTGGGTCCTTGTGGCGGGGTAACTCCCACCACCCAGGGACAGTGTCATGCG